TCTAGCATTTCCACCTCCGCCGTGCCTGACGCAGCCGGCTGTTCGGATTCTTGGCAGCTTTAGGAAACTTTTTCATTTGACCCGCAGAACGAGCGCAGAAAGACTTGCGTCTGTTCGCAGCCTTACTGCCTTTTTTAACCTTACCCGTCACTGCTGTCTTGAGTTTGCTACCAGGGTTTGCACGACGATATGCCTTTACCCCAGCCTCAGTCATTCCCGCCCCAGATCTTGTGGGGCGGAAATTCTTTTTGTTTCTTGGCGGCATCTTGCTGGGTTTACGTGCCATGACGTTACCCAAAAAATGCAGTTATCGAGTCAACATTCGTCAGTGTTACGTGACAACCGTCTTCGAAAATTATCCCATGATCTGGAACAGTGATCTGAGTGTCATCTCCTGCCACAAAAGTCATGGTTAATAGGGTCGTACCAGACCCTCCACCACTTCTGAAAACAGCAGCAGGGCTACCACTGCTTGCACTTCTAATGACAAACGACTTGAGTCGAGTTCTTCCGCCAAGCAATGTTCCTGTAGAGGTCGCCGTTTTAGCAATAATGGAACTTGCCATTTCAAACTTCCTTACTAGGCTTCGTAGCCCATCATCTCGATGAAGAGTTTGCCCGCAGTATAGTCGGCATCAGTGGCCGCACCTGTTGTCAGGTAAAGGAACTCATCCGCAGCCGGAACTCCGGTGAAGTACACTTTGCTGCCAGTTGTTGCATCGCCAGCATTAACCAAAAGTGTCTCGGTCAAATCAGCAATTGCTCCGTCCTCAACACCTGTACCCTCTGTGGCAGAGTGGATGTTGATGTCTGGATCACCGCCCGCAGGTGCCTCAAAACACTCCATGCTACCTGTCAGAATAGTGCCGTTCTTCGCGGCTGTGATCTGACCAATGTGACAAACCAGTGCCGTACCGTTAACCCCGATGATATCACCAGAGCCGGTTGAGCGCAGACCTGTAAGGTCAATAAGAATACGGGTAGTAATGATGCCGCCCATACGCTGTACGGAACTGCGATAAACGGTGCCAGAGCCGGTTGTAATGCCGGTGCCAGCCTCTACAGCCATTGTGTTCGCATCAAAGGAGGACACACCAGTAGAACTGATGCTTGAAAGAGTGGTGAATGCTCCAGTAGTAGAGTTTTCACTTACAGAGGTGAAGCCGCCTTTTGAACGGACTGCACCTGAAAAAGTAGTATTAGCCATTTGGTACTCCTGTCTTGGCTAGTGTCAGATCCACCTCGGATCTGTCAGGGACGTATCTATCATACTCTAAAAAAAAGGGGGCCGCAATCGCGGCCCCCAGTCGGGGAGGATTTTTCCCCTTCGTTACGCGCCGGGTGAACCGAATACGCAACGCGGGTCTGAGAAGCCGAACGAATAACGCTCACGAGCCTTGAACCGCATGTTACCGGTGTCGAAATCCGGGTCCATATTGGTTGACAAAGGCATACGCTCAAAGTGCTTGAGGCCGTTTGGTGCGTCCGTCTTGATGAAAAACGCATCAGTGTCGGTCAAGTAGTCGTTGACTACGTAACCTTCCGGCAGCATGCCCATGCTCTTAATAGCATTGACATCGTTGTCGGCGGTTCCAACACGAAGGTTCGATACCAGCAAGCGTTCAGCAATAAACTGAAGCTGACGTGGAATAATCATCTTCATGCCACGCAGTGCGATAACAAGGCCACGCTCATCGACGAAACCAGCAATGCTGATAAGAGCGTCTTCAAGAGAAGTCTCGTTAAGGTCGGCTGCTACTGATGGCTCGTTGTTGAAAGTGCCACCACTAGTAAGCGGATGCGAAGCATCACAGAGTGCTACACCGTCGCCGCCGGCAGTTGCGCCTGCGGTGAAAGCGTTGTTAAGGACGGAAGCGGCCTTAACTTGCTTTGTGTGAGCCATCGAACGAGCGAGGGCACGAGTGTAACGTGATGCCAGACGGTCGTAGAGGTTGTCCTCAACAGCTTCCTCGGTGATCGAGAAACCCATTGCGACGGTCTCGTGGGTATACCGTGCGGTATACGCCTCGTTTGCGTCATCGAACGAGATTCCAGCGCCTTCGTTTTTAACGGGTGCGGCACCAAAACCTGACAGCATGACCTCTTCTTCGAATGCTCGGTCAGAGCCTTCGGTGTCGAAGATTTCAGCATGCTGCCCCTCGTAGCGACCATATTCCATGCCAAAGAGGGCATTGAGACCAGGCTCAAGTTCTTTGGCGAGTTGTGCGCGAGAAATAGCCATAACTCACTACCCTCCTTACGAGATTCCGCCTTCAGCAGATCCGCCAGTGGCAGGTGCTGTAAGGGCGTGGTTGTTGATCATCACAATCAGCGGAATGCCGGCAGCAGTGAAGTCAGCGTTTTCTGGATCATCCATAATACCTACGATCTTCAGCGGGTGCGAAAGATCAGCAGCATCTACGGTTGACACATCTAGCTGTGCTGTCGAAATACCAGTGGTTGTATTACCATTTGCTGCGCCTTTGCTAGACTCAGCCGAGAACTCAGCGCTCTCGAAAATGGCGGCGATTGCTGTCGCTTTGTCAGTAAGGGACGCGTCCGAACAAACAATGAATCGCTGCATCGGATTGTCGTACACATTCGCAATTATGTCGAAATTTGTGTTCGCACTTCCCGATCCAGGCCAAGTGTTCGAAAACTTCTTCTTACCGCTGGTCGCGTCTACGTATTCACAGCCAGCAAACACGCCGATAAATTTCAAGGTATCACCGGAAGCAGAACTGGAGACAGCAATGGTGCCGTCATTAGTTGCGATAACCGGAGAACCTTGAAAAATCGCGCTTGCATCTGACTTAATGTGATACGCATTAGTACCGGAAGTAGCTGGTGTGCTACCTGCGGTATTAATCGGCTTCATGCCGAAGGCAACATTTGAGTTTGCCATTGCTCTACCTCATTAGGTTAGGAGGAGTCTTTTCCTCCGAAAGTTACACGACTTTGCCTATCGTTGTGGATAGGCATCGAGGGATGTTGTTCCCTCATAAGGTTTTCGTCAACGGAACGCATCTGATTGCGGGTCTGTTCCCGATAGTATTCAGTTCTTTCTTCGACCGTTTCCTCTGGAATACGACACAGCATTAAGCCGCCTACGCCGATAATTCCAGCATCCTTGCCTTCCTCAATCACCGGATAGCGATTTGCAAGATCGGGGTACTCGTCAGCACGTACCGGTTCCCACCCCTCACGGAGCTTTGCGTGTACGTTGGTTTTATCGTCTTCACCACGGATGTGGGTTCTGACCCAACGATGCTGGTAACCAGCCGGTGCTTCAGGTGCCTCTAACTTGGAAGGCGGAGTCCAGGGCTTGCGCCGCTGGGTGTTTGCGCGACTCTTTGATTCGCGTGTAGTTCTTTCAGCCATGTCTTACTCCTTTACGTACTTGGCATATTCCTCGAGCGGAACATTCAATCGTTTCGCAATCGCAATCTGCGATGGAGTCAGTTTGACTGTTCTGCGCCCCTTTGACGACGACTTTGAAGCCGTGGACCCAGCAGAAGCGACTCTAGGTCCAGCATCGCGCTTTGTTTCCGCAAACTTCTGCGGGAACTCCGTGCGAACACGTTTGTCAAGTTCACTATAATACTCATCTGAGGTGGGGTCAAACCCCTCTTCTTCAATAAGTTGGCGATGAATACCGAAAGCTGCGTAAGTCATGGTTTGATCGTTGCCAAACCAATCGTTTTTAGATGCCCAAGCTTCGGCCTTCGGGTCCGGCTGTGCGGGTTGTCGAGCTTGTGCTTGTGACTGTGGTGCCGCCTCTTTGACAGGCTGCGTTTGTCGTTCTTCGTTTCGGCGCTTGGCTTCTTCGTACCGAGCTTGCTCCAAAGCAATCTGACTAATCCGCTGTTGCGCTTCAAACATCGCATCAGCGTTGCCTTCATCATAGGCTTTCTTGTACGCTTCTTTAGCCGCAACGGCATCTGACTCAACTCGGTTTCCAAACTCTCCCACATAGGACTGGTCTAGTTTGTCAATTCGAGCACGAAGCTCATCGTTCTGCTCTTTGACAGCTTCCGCGTACTCAAGCGCAGCTTGCCTCTGACGTTCTTCTTCCCGAAACCTGTTCGTTAGCTTTGAGATTCGTTTCTGAACAGATTCAGAATATTGTTCTAATTCATCTTCTTTTGTCTCTGCTCCCGCATCTTGTTCGGCCTCTGCCTGATCAACGGGAACTTCAACTTGTTGCTCTTCTACTTCAACTTCAAGTTCTTCTTTTTCAGCAAGATCGTTTTGCATACTAGGCTCCGTATGTCTTGATGTCGTCAGGATCGACGATTGTTGCAATGACTTCATCGTCATTGATGATGCGAACCTCGCCACCTTCTATCTGGAAGCGCGATCCGGCGTACCGACCAATGCAAACCCAGTCACCCTCTTGGCACCACGGCTTGCAATCAGGACCAAACTTGTCCGGATCCTGATAGGCTAGTGGCCCAAGACGAACCACATATGCCACAACAGTGGCTCGTGCCTCTCGGTCCTTGGCTTGGTCGGGAACGTATATTCCACCCTCGGTTTTAGCTTTACCTTGATAAGGCATAACAAGAATCCGCCAACCTGTGGGCTGCGGGACTCTGTCTGTCATGGGTTTCTTGGAGGCTTCTTCTTCAGCTTTTTTCTTGGCTTGCTGCTGCCGGAGGACGTGATCAGGGACTAGAAGCGTCGTCATAATTCACCTTTTTTAGCAGGGCGCGTAACTCTTCGATTGAATAAGTGATGCCCTGAATCTCACCTACCATCGCACGGTAGGCTTCCATGTCAGAAGCACCACCACTGGTTATTGATAAGCTAATATCATCTACTCGAGTTTGCAAGGTTTTCTGATACCTTGAAAGAAAATCTACAACATCCATTAGCCACTTATTCCTAATGCTGCTTTTGCTTTTGCAAGCCTCATTTCCGTTTGAGCCGTCCGTCGAGCAGTAACAACATCTTCACTACCTGTTTCCCTCATTATTTCAACCGCACGTTTCATGACCGCGTTGTGTTCTGCGGCTAATTCTGCCGGACTCTGCCCCTGTTTTAGGCCACGTTTAATTACGCTTTCAATTACGTTTGCAAAAGCAGGATCATCAGTCCTGTCTATGGCTGCTGTCGATCTGGTTCCCAAAAGTTCTTCGCCCAGACCTGCCGTTAAATCGACAGGGGCACCTGTTGAAGGTGTTAAAGACTGAGCGGAAGGCAAAGGCTCACTTGGGTTTTCCCGCCGAAACTGTTCAAGCAAGTCTTCAAACAAATCTTGGCGAACCTCGCTTTGCTCAATGTCCTCTAGGCTCGTATTAAGATCCGGAACACTGGGCTGGTTGGAAATTGTGGAGTCGCCCATGCCACCTGTTCCGATTCCTCCAGAAAACACACTCACGGGCGTATCTGACCCCGACATATAAATGTCTTCTGCTGTCTGCGAGGTAAACGGCCCGCTATACCCAGAAGGTGCGGAAGATGCTGCCAATATTTCTGCTGTTGTAGGAGGAACTTCAGCCTTTAAGTTCGTTAAAAGTTCAAAAGCTTCTGCCTCATCCTTATTATCTGCTACGATAACGGGGTTGATTGTCGCCGCTGAAGAGGTTTGATTCGGGATTACTGTCGCCGCTGAAGAGCCAGAGGCGGCAGGTGAGGTGCCCATTGCAGCGTCAATACCCATGTTTGAGTAGTCCACGCCCATGTTGTCTAAGGTTCGCATTGTGTTCGGCGAACCGAATAAACCTTCAACAAGTCCAGCAAGTGGGGGTAAAAAGCTGCCGCTTTCACCTGGCTGCGGAGCCGCAACTACCTTGCCCCCCGGAGTGTCTGAGCCTAGTTTTAACGCAGGGGCGTACCCAGGTATTGGGTCACCTTTGCCCCCTTTCCTAAATCCGATTCCCGATTGCAGCCCAAGATACTGATTGTAGGCTAGCCGGTTAATCGCATCGATGGATGTTTGGTCAAGGCCCGCGTTGCCGAAGCGACCACCCTCTCGGCCTAGCCGTCGGTCAATTCCGGGTCTGTAAAACATGCCCGAACGGCCATAGGGATCCATATCCGTGCGGTCAGTGGCCCGCATAAAATTTCGTAGACCGGTCTCATAGGCTTTTGCGGTTTCAGGGTCTTTAAATGTTGGATACCGGCGGTTGTTTGAGCCTAAAATGACGTTGTTAACATTGAACCCGTCTACAACGACTGGATCAGGCTCCACATAGGTCGGATCAGGCTCCACATAGGTCGAACCAGTGGTAGTGCCTTGTGAGGGCGTGGATACACCCGGCAGGTTATTCGAAGTGCTGCTGTCGTTAAAAAGATAGTCGAACGGCCCCGCCACTAGAACACTCCTGAAAACTTGGTTCCTTGAATTGCAGCACCCGCACCACGGGCTTGAGACGGCATATCAACCTCTACTCCGCCCATAGCTCTACTTTTACGCTTCGATGTCTGGTTAGCAGAACGACCAGGAACCCCACCTTTTCCGTCAGTCTTTTCGCCTTTCTTATTTTTCTCATCTTTATCGACATCGATTTCCGTGTCTCTCGTCACGATGTCCGCCATACGATCTACGCGCGCAGCCTCATCTCTGAAAGACTTGGTTACTTTATTGGCCTCATTTTTAATGCTTGAAAGGGTGCTAGAACCACCAGCATGAAACTCAACAGAATCCAAGGTCTTGGCCTGACTCGCATGCGTCTTTGACGCTTTCTTCAGCCCCTTGGCTACCTTGTCTACCTTCGTCTGCATCTTGTTCATGTTATTCTCCATTACCTGAGAACCGCCATCCTTGCGCCGTCGGCCCTCACTGACAAGGTTCTTGGCTTCATCGTACCCTATACCAAGGTCACCTGCAAACTGCCTAATACGTGGTCGTGCCATCTACTTAACCTTCTCTTTTTCATGCCCCAGCCAGACCGCAAATGCACCTGTCATGGCCCCCGTGACTACACTCACTAACCCGGCTTGCGCTGGCGTAGGGTCTGGCAATGTCATAAACCACTCCACTACGCGCCAAGCCGACACTGACATCATAAGCATCATCAAGCGAGGAAGTATCTTCCAACGCAGAAATCTTTCCATCGTAACTTCTGCCACGATTCTTCTCCGCCTGTTCTAGTGTGGTGCGATTGTGCATATCCCACATGATCATCACTTCTTACCAAAAAACTTGGTAGCACTACGTACGCCAAAAGAAGCAGCAACAATAACACCAAGGGAATACTGATACCAATCCGGCATCTTGTCCAACTGCTCAAAACCATTTGCAACTACACCCTCCATCCCCGGGATAAAGCTCAAAATGAGCGGAACCGAGAACAATATTACCAACCACTCATCTTTCCAAGACGACTGACTGCCACGAGCCATCTCGAGATCCCAGTCGATCTCGCCCGTAGCTTTCTTCTCCATAATCGTAGCCTCGGCTTTAGCCCGCGCAACTTTCGCTCCTGTCTCGGCCTTGGTCTTTTCAACCTTACCTTCCAGCCACGTGCCGGCCAGAGAAGCAATCGGCCCTATCAATGCTTGAATCATTTGTTCCTCGACAATGCTGCCTGTGTGTTGATGCGATAGATATTCACATCGTTACGTGCGCCAGCGATATCTTCCTGCAACTCCTGACGCTGCTGCGCCAAGTCATAGGCTTGCTGCAACTTGGCCTGATCAATCTGGAAGTCCATCTGATCATTTGCTGTCTTACGCTGGATTTCCATCTGCGAGTTCTGCAACTCTTGCTGACGAATCGCGACCAACGGATCTTGCTGCTGGGCCGGCTGAATCATCGGCATGATCTGCTGCATGATCTCACTAACCTGCTGTGCAATCGCGGACTCGACCGTAGCTGGGTCAATCTGTGCAGGTGGCTCACCCGCCGCCATAGCCTCCTGCATGGCGTTCTGGAAGAACGCACTAACCTGATCCCTTGCAAGCATACCAACGTGCTCCTGCACATGCGAGAGGAGCAGCAAGAAGGCTTGTGGGTTGGCCCCTGACACAGGTGACGACAAGAACATCGCATGCGCCAGAATGTGCGCCTCATGATCCTGCTGCGGAAATGCCTGAAACGGCATGTTCTTCACAGCGGCAGCGTTCTCTGTAGCCGGATCAATAGGCTGCGGCTGCGGAGGTGGCGGCAAAATCGCGTCAATGTTCTTCACATCCAGCGCATCATACATCCGGCGATACGCCTCGTACTGATTGTGAAGCTGCGGAGCAGCCTGCGCCAACTGCATCTGCGTCTGTGCCAGCGACAAACGCTGCGACATTGAGAAGATAGACGGATCCGACACAGGCAAAATGTCTACCCGGCCATCAAAATCCTGCGCCATAATGTCAGCGGAAACGCCCTGTCCCACAAAATACGGGTAGGGTACAGGGTTATCCCCGAATACCTCGGCAAGTAACCGAAACTCCTGCTTTTGCCCGTAGTGCAGCCGCTTGTGAATCGAAGAGATGATCTTCGAGCCTTGCTCAATCAGTGCAACCGTGGTTCCGACGGGAGCTTGTGAATTAGCGTCTGCGATCTTTGCATCTGCAACTTGTGCAAATCGTCTTCCTGAATCGACGATAACGCCCAGTAGTTGAGCAAGTGTCCCAGAAGGTTCCTTGTATGGAAGGGGCATAAGAGCATTCCGAAGGTCACCACCGGGAGCATCAATATCACGGAACTCGCCAGGAGAAAGCGGCTCATCATCGTTACGAATACGAACACCACGAGCCTTGAAGCCAGCAGGAAGATTCGAAAGAGTCCCCGCATCGATAAGCTGGC